ATATAGCTAAGGTTATAGTTGCAAGGATTCCTTCTATTACACCCTCACTAACTACTTTTTTTTTTTGGCTCCTTCATTTTTAGCTCTTAATGCTGCTAAATCTGAACCTTCAATCTCACCATCACCATCGGTATCAATCTTCTTTTGTCCCGCAGTTAATTCTGCTTCTCTAATTTTAAAAAACTTATTGAACTCATCTCTCACTACTTCGGCTTGGTCATTCTTTGTTTTGTTTTGTTTAAGAATATCTTCCAAACCATCTTTCATTTTAGAAATGTTGTTATTATATTTTTGCTTTAACATTCTAAAAATGTTTTTTGCCTGAATACGTGTGTTTTTCCACTCATCATATTCATTAATATTTTCATTATATCCTGATAATCTACCTTCCGATTTTGCTTTGTATGCCGTATCTACTGCATTAAAGAATTTTTTCTTTTCATCATCGCCCATTGAGTTGATATCCTTACCAGTCTTATCTAACATATGTTTAAATAATTGTTGGTAATCATTTTCTTCCTTTACTACTTGTCTAACAAGCTCTTTTAATTGAGATATTTTCATTATTCTGAAATTTGTCTTATTTTTTGGTCTAATTTTAGTAATCGTTCCTTTATACTATAAATATGACTATTTGTTCTTTTCCAATAACTTTTATTATCTACCCCACTTTCGTTCTTAATTTTACCATACCAATTAAGAAATCTTTCCATTTCTGCTAATTGTTTATTGATATTAGATATGCCTCTACCAATCTTAGATTGTGCAGTAGATTCATCTCTTTTTAATTCTAACCAACGATTTTCGTTTATTGGATTCATTTTTTCATCTGATACCCAATATGCCGTTCCACCACCTATCGAATGGCGAAACATTTTTTCCATATCTTCGGCGTGTTTCTTTGCATCCTTAAATGAATTGAATACTTTTGGCTTATTGGTTGAACTAAATGTTTTTTTATCAAATTCTTTTTCCAACCCCTTACCCTGTCCTCTACCTTTGTTATAGGTTACATAGTATTTACCTTCTTTAACTACACTATATCCTGTTAAATCAGCTTGTCTTTTACCTTTAGTTTTTTCATCCTCACCTTTACCAAATGCATGTGGTGTACCATATCCTTGTACATTGCCAGTAACATTCATTTCATCCACTTTCAATTCGGCATCTTTATACATATCACCAACTTTAGCATCCAATTCTGCAGAAAGTTTTTTCTTTTGTGCAGTTAGTGCTTTAAGTTTTTGTACATATTGATTTTCGTTTGGAGTTCCTTTAGATTTTTTATATCCTTCTAAGTTTTGCTGAATAGCATCTAACGTTTTAGCGTAATCCGTTTGAATGGCTCTTACTGAACGTAATTCAGCCAATACCATTTCTTTTATTTTATCAGGCAACCCTTTATGAGATGTTGATGCAAAATCTTTAGCATCTTTATCACTCATTGAGTCTGCTGCTTTACTAACTTCTGGAGATGGAGATTTCATATCACCCTTTTGAGTAGCATGAACCATTCCCATAAATTTTTGTTGTGCTTTGGATTGTGCTGGCATTTTTTTCTTTATTATGCTAATAAATATGCATTACCAGATGTTACTGTAATACTTCTAACATAACAAGGAACTGGCTCTCCTACTGCTAAGTGTTCTAATTTTAAAGTAGTATGGTTATTTGTTTGTGCGATTGTACCACTTAGGTTATTATCAACAACACCTTCCAATGTTATTGAACCTGAACAAATTGCTGAACCTCTCATTACTCCCCATACTCTTTCTAATGAACCAGATTGTCCTGCTGTATATTCTTTTGCGTTAAAAATTCTATAATTTGTCATTTTTATTTATTTAAACTTTCTTTTAATTCTTTTAATAATTCGTAACTCATCATTAATGCAGACAAATGAGATTCTCTTAATTTCTTAACTGATTTAATTTTTCTAATATTAGAAATAGTTTCAGCTAATTTAATTTTTGTAACTTTATCAGAAATTTTAGAACCAACTTCTTTTAATCCTTCAGATAAAGTATTAACCTCTTCATTAACATATTCTTTTAATTTACCTGTATTATTAATATTATTAATATACTCTTTAAGTAAATTCTTTTGTCCAGCTGATAAGTTATTATATTTTTTATTAAAATTTTCTACTAACATTTTGTATGATAGCATTCTAACTTCTTCATCTTGCTTTTTGTATTCTTCAAAAACTCTATCATTTAATTTTTTATCTTTATTTTCAATTGAAGAGTTAATCATATTTTCAACAACAGTAAATTTAGAATTAACGATATCTTTTGGTTCAAATGATTCTTTTGTAACAGTTGCTTCAAATATTTTATAAATAGAAGCCAAATTTTTATAATTTGAAATTGAAGATTTAGTAAACTCATCTATATCATAAGCTTCTTTTATCTCTTTTATTAAATTATATTTTTCCTTCATAAGCTTTTGCTCATCTAATCTTTTACGGGCTTCACATACGGTTTCAACGAATTTTTCAGCTTTGTTTTCTGAATTATATTTTTCATTAATCAAATACTGATATAATTTCAATTCCTTTGAAAGCTCTTTTTTACCTGAAAAATATTCTTTTAATATCTTTTCAGCTTTTGAATTTTCTTTGCCAGACATGATTTCCGATGTAATCTGCCTAACTAGCAATTCAAAAATGAATCCTGTGTTTTTAAATTTAGAGTGCTTAATATTTTTCATTAATTGTATAATTTCTCTGATATAAATATATGTTTATTGTGGATTATTACTTTTTATGTAAATCTTCCATCAAAATAGTCTTTTTATTACCTAACATATCTTTAAATATTTCTTTAGATTCTCTTTGAGCTTTTTGCTTTAAAGTTTTAATTCCTAATGGGTCTCTTCCTAAATGATGGTCATCCTTGCCATATCTAACCGGGTCTTTTGGTCTACCAACTTTTCCATCTTCCTCTAATTCTTCTTTTATTTTTTGAATTTCTTCTTCCACATTGGTTGGTTCTTCCGTTCCAGTTTCTTTTGCCGGGTCAACACCTTGAGTTTCAATTGATGTTAAACGGAATGTTTGTTTAGTATCTTCAATAACATCCACTGTTAATTCATCTTGCTCTTCAGGAGTCATATCCATAATAGCATCATACATCCACTTTTTAGAAAACATCTTAGTTTGTTGCATTTGTGTAATTAATGCTATCTTAGATGTATATAATTCAACTTTTTCTTGCTCATAAATTTTAGATGGTATTGTTAATTCCAATTGGAAATCCAATTCATCCTCACTATCTAATCCCTGTGCATATAAGTGAACGATTGCTATCTTAGTTAATTCTGATACTAATACTTTCTGAATTCTTTCTATTGTTTTTGCAAAACGAATATCTTGTGCCGCCAATGTAGCCTTACCACTAATATCTTCTTCATATCCTAAAAATGCTTTTGGTATTTTTAATGCTGCCATCATCTTACCTTTTAAGTAATTGATATCATCAATCATATTATATTCCAAACCTTTTAAGGTATCAATTGAAGTTCCATTATCACTACCACGAACTGGCATATAATAATCTTCAATTAAGTTTTGAATGTTATATTTTAAGTTATATTCACCCGTAGCTTGGTCTAAGAAAGGAACTTTTTTAGAACCATTGATAATTTTTTGCATGTAGTTATCAACCTCTGCCGGTGGTATATTACCAACATCTACTTTAAATATTCTCTTTTCAGGAGCTCTCATAATACGATGGATTAACATCGCATCTTCCATTAATGTTAATTGTTTCCAAACTCGTCTACCACCTTCAAGCATTGATTTACCATATGGTAAGAAGTTTGAATCTGAATATAAACGGAAGTGAGCTATTTCATAGTTTTCAAATTCTCTTTTAGAAGTAGCGGTTACTACTGCACTATTTGGATTCTGATATGGTGCATATACAAATTTAACTCGTTGTGGATTTTGTTGGTCAAATCCTTCAACTCTTGAGGTTTCGTATGTTGATAAAGGTTGTACACCTACAATACCCAATTCTTCAGCTATTTCTAAATGTAAAAAGAAATCACCATATTTTACTAAGTTTCTGGACCAAGGCCATAAATTAAATTCAATATTTAAAATATCATAAAAAAGATTTCTAAGAATTTCTTTTGTATTTTCGTTTGCACAATTTATTTTAAGTACATCTCCCATTTCATTCTTTACAGTCGATTCATCTGCGTAAATGTCTAATGCTGATGATAAAATTGGGTCATTATCCATTCCATCATAATCTCTAAACAAGTCAATTCTAACTTGCTGATAAGCCATTGCGGATTCTATTAAACCACCACTATATTGTGGAGTTTTCATACGAGTGTACCTATCTATTAGATTTGTTGTTAATCCTTGATATTCATCGGTATCTATTACTTTGATACCTTGTTTTGTTTTACGGACTATTGTATTGGTTGAGAATAGTTTTTGTAACCTACCGAAAAATGATTTATCTGCTGCCATTTATATTTTATATTTTAATTCAAAGATATGGAATTTATTTGATATTAACAAATTAATTACCATTTTCTACAAGACCAGTAATTTGCTTTATGTCTTGGTCCTGGGTTATCACAATTCATTCTTGCTCTAAATGATTTTCTAGCAGCTGGGTTTGATTTTCTAATTTTCATTCCTTTTTGTCCAAAATTTACCTTAACAATATTTCCGGCAGGATTCTTTACATATACTTTGAATTTCTTAACATCACCTTGCATTGGTTTACCCAACTGAACATTTCTACCCTGATATTCTGCTTCATAAACACAATTACAATTTGCTTCAGCTAAAGTATTCTTATATGCTTTTAAAAATTCAATGAAATCTTCAATTTCTTCCGGCTCTACATCCAATTCATCGTAATCGGTATCAACCTCTTCACTTATTGGAACACAATTTGGCACCATCTTACCATTTTTCATCTTACCACCAACTTGCTTATATCCATCCCAGCAATCTTCACACAATGCATTAGCTTCTCCCTCATTGCAAGTTTTCCAACCACCACCTTTGCCTTTATAGTTTTTTGCAGCCCATCCGTTTGCGTATGCTGATGGATAAACATCAAATTTAGATTTTGCTGCTGCTTTAGATGCTGCCCATTTACCTGCATCGGTTGGGCAATTTTTTTCTAAAAATAAATTTAGTCTTTCTTCTATATTCATAGTTTCATTTTTTGGTTTAGTTGAAACGTATATTGGTTTCTTACCTTGTCCATCACTATCTTTACCGCCTCTTCCTGCATCATTTTGTGCAGCTCTTTTTCTTTGAGTTGCACTTTCTTTTTCTTTTTTACTCATTCCGGCTGCTTTTGCCGCAGGAACACATTTTGCATAACCTTTCTTTTCTCCCGAAGTTCCACATGGTGGGTGTTTACCATCGACCTTTTTTCCGATGTTTACCCATTTTTCTTTAAACCATTTATTTAAATCTTCGTTCATTTAGAATAGTTTCAACATATAAATATAAAAAAATTACTTTAGCAACCAAGTTAAGTTTTCAACTTCACCTTTTCCTATCTGCATTTCATATGGATTACGTTGATTTTGCCAATTTGCAGCATAAACGCCTGTATCATTTTGTATAGTAGTTGAGTTCAACATACTCTTAGTCAAATCAATACCTTCTTGTCTTAATCTTAATGCCGTATTACGAACCCATAATCCAATACCTAATGCCATTGTTAAGTCATCATTGTATCCCTTCATTGCTTCAGCTTTACCGCCATTCCATATAAAGGTAAATAACTCATCTATTAATCTACTAGAGCGAATTAAAATATCTTTATCCTTCATATATGTATCTAATGCTGATATGATAAGAGGACGAGTTTTAGATGTTGTAGAAAATCCTGCAACCATTTGCTTTTCATCTCTATAAAATTTATTACTCATCTGCCTTTCGGTATCAATATATTTTAAATCATTACTCATATAGAATAGATTTGGGTATCCTCTATTGATAATTTGTTGAATAGTTGCCCAACCCACATTTGAGTTTTCTACTACTAATAATGCATTATTATATTCAGTTGCTAAACTTACTAAGAAGTTTCCAAAATCTTTTGTATCAACTTTACCTTTATATTCAGCTACTTGTGAACTATCTTCAATA